ACAGATAACGATGTTACCCTTGCCTCTACGAGTTGCTTTTGCAATCGCGTTAGCTTCGAGTTCGATCTGGAACATAAGACCCTTGAACTTCTCAACTGACCAACGGCCGTTTGAGTCAACGTCAAGATCGAAGATACCAGTTACAGCAGTGTTTGCACCACCGGTTACGGCTGAGGTGTAAACAGTACGAACAACTTCACGGTTGATTTCTGCAAGGATTTCAGACTGTAGAATGTTTGCAAGTTCTGTTTCAGCGTCAAGACCGTGAACAGCGCGGAGATCCTGTGCAAGTTCACTGGTATATTCTGCTTTAAGAGCGCGGCTCTTTGCAGACACAGTAACTTTTTCGATAGCAAGAGCCATCTCTGCGAAGTTTGTTCCGTTTCCGTCGCCAAGCGCTTCAGCAGCAGCGGTTGTTAGACCAGTACCGGTTGGTGCTGTTGCAGCAGAACCAGTAACGCCAGTCATAGAGCCAGTACCGGAGAAGTCAGTGTCAGCTTCGTTGTAGAATGCTTCAACTGCGGTGTTACCTGACATTGCGTTGTAGTTAGAACGCATTGCGAAGATAAGACCAGTTGGGCCAGTCATTGGCTGAACACCAGCGATGTCGTATGCCATTAGGTTTGGCATAGCACGACGAACTAGGCTGATAAGGATTGGATCGTAACCAGCTTGTGGTGTGCTAGCACCAGCACCAAAACCGCCGGTTCCAGCGAAGTTGGTTGGTGTTTCCTGAAGAAGCGAAGTCATGTTGATTGACGCGTCGCTGGTCTCAAGAAGTGCTTTCTCTGTGTTCTCTAGAAGAGTAGCAGTTACTGCTTTTCTGTGGTTGTCTGTGATTGGCGAGAAGGAAGAGTGCTCAAGAAGAGGACCCCACTTTTCGACTAAAGTTTTATTAGATTGACTCATTTTGTCTCTCCTTTGGCTGTTGTTATTGTCTGGTTGTATTTATAATTTTGTTGTTTTCACTTAATAGTTTTGTTATTTAGAGCTTCAACGATAGCATTAACGGTTGAGTAAGAAGATACTGGCTTTTTGGCGGTGTCTTCCTGAACAACTTCTTCTGCTTCTTCGTTAATCACCTGAGCTTTTTTAGTCTTAAAGAATGACTCCTTAAGAGTTGCAAGATCTGACTTATAACCATCGATTTCATCTACATCGAGCTTTTCTGAAAGAACCTTAAGTCTCTCTTTTTGAGAAACGGTAAGACCTTCTGAAACTTCTTCGAAAGCGATTTCAGCTTTTAGTGCAGCAACCTCTTTCTTAAGTTCGATGTTTTCGTTGATTATTTCGTTAGCTTGTTCTGTGATAGAAGCGTTATCTTCTTCTAGACTTGCTACAACATCGATTGTCTCATCATCGATTTCAATGTTGTGCTCAGTGAATAGTTCTCTAAGTCCATCCATTAGGGACTCTGCCATTTCTACTTTGATACCAGCTTCAATAGCAACTTTATTCTCAGTCATCCACTCTTCGACTACGTAGTCAAGATATGAATCGAGGTTCTCTACAACTTCTGCCATCGCTTCATTGAGCGACTCATTAAGATCATTTTCGAACTGCTCTTCAAGAGAAGCGGTAGCTTCTTCTAGACGAAGAGTAACAGCTTCGTTTACAGCTGCTTCAAATACAAGTGTTACCTTTGATCTGAACTCTTCTGAAAGATCCATTCCTTCGAACATGTTCTTAATCGATTCTTCGACAGAGATTACCTCTTCTTCGATTACTTCTTCGTCTGAAGCTTCTTCAGCTTCGGACATTGGTGGCTTTGCCACTGTTCCTGCCTTTGCGTCAACGACTTTGCTTACATCTGCCTTACGCTTCTTGATCTCTCCACCTACTGGTGTGACTGGACCAGGAACGGTAGATATTCCGTCGTCACTTACAAAATTTTGTTCGTCTAACCCTGACATATTTACTCTCCTTTTATTGGATTCGTGTTTCATATCCATATTTATAAAACTTAGTTCTTCAGAGAACGAATGAAGTTTTCGAATAGACGCGCAGCATATGCTTCGTCTACCTTTCTTACAGTTCTCTTATACTCTTTTTTCACTTCTTGAACGGCCTGCTCAATCATCTGCTGAGCTCTCCAAGTTCCAGATACTATATCGTAATAGTAGTCCGTGTTTTCCATAATACCGTTCACAAAGCAGTTTGGACCCGATGGATCTGTGACGATATCGACAGTCGCAAGATGAAAGTCGTTTTGAACTTCCATGATGCCTTCTTTCGTTGCCTTTACAGATCCAAGGCCGCGAGTAGAAACACCAACCTTGACACCCTCGTCAATGAACGTCTTTACAATGTTACCCATTGGAGTACCTAGGATCTTTGCCTTACCAACGAAGTTTGAACCGTCGCGCTTCATCTCAGTAATAAGGTGAGATACGCGATCACCGTTGATCTGAGGACCATCTGGGTGCCCAAGTTCTCCAAGAGCTCTTTTAGTCTTAATGAACTGCTCGCCGTATCTCATCATTTCTTTTTCTAGAATCGTCGATGGATATATTCTTCCATTACGGTTCTTGATATCTCCTTGCATGAAGATACCTTCGATGAAATACTGCTTTGGCTCGTGTTCGCTTGTTTCAGTTAGAACTCTAACTTCTTCAATTGTTTCCGTGATCAGTTTCATATGATTTCTCCTTTGTTCTTTATTTATACTTTTAGTACTTATATGAAACTGGAGTGCAACGAAGAGTAGTGGTGCCAGCGATTGTTTCGGTTGGCAGCTTTTCCACAATTTCAACAGTTCCCTGATGCATCGTAAACGTAGTATTTGCGTGTGCTTCAGTTACAATAGTAACTACAGAATTTGCTGCGGCATAGATACGAACGAGTTTTGCATCGTATACTGTGTTTGCAGTCGTGAATGAAATTTCTACATCAGTAGGTTTGATTATCATCATAGTGCTTCCCTCGCAAATCCTAGGATCTCATTAAAGCCAACTTTATCTTTGAGTGCTACTTCTTCCATCTTTTTACGATTTGCAGAAGAAAGATCTTTAAGCATCTGGTTTAGAAGATCGGCGTCTTCTTTCTTAAGAATAACTGAACCACCGTCCTTGAGCTTAACAATACCCTGGCTAAAAACTTCAGTTAGTTCTGCAGATTCACGGATCTTTTCTTCACCATCGTCGTCGCGTTCCACTTTACGAATAGGAACATTTCGAGTATGAGACTTTCCGTCTGCACCTGTATAGGATACTGTTTTCTTTATTGCAGAACGAGTTACTTCACCGAGGTTTGTTTCTTCGCCATACATATCTTCGTAATCCATGGCTGACATCATACGTCTGTCACCTTCCATGTAAGCGTGTAGGCTCATCATTTCTTTATGTACGGCAGAAAGTTTATTTTGGAACCACTCTTCTGGATCAAAATCCATACCCTCGAGATATCCCATGATTTCTTCAGCACCGTATGCGATGTAATATAGCTGATTCATCATCATTGGAATTTCTTCCATCGCGTCTTCGGCAACTAGGTCGGCTTGCTCATTCTTTGCGATTGACTTTGCAATCTTATGAGCCTTAGTGATTGTGCTTTTCTTTAGAGGTGGCTTATCTCCGGTTGCCTTCATAGCAGCAGCCATACCAATCGCGTATGGTTCTCTTACTCTTTCAGACATGGCCTTACCAATCGCTTTACGACGAGCGTGAAGGTACTTATCAGACTTGTCCGTGTCGCCGTCGTTATCAATGTCGTCATCTTCCTTGCCGACCGGGTCCATCTTCTTTGCTTCTTTCATTGTCTTAGAAGACTTGTTACTTTTTTTATACTTCTGGTGACTATCTTCTGAGTCGTATTCTCCGCCAGCTGCAGTTGGCGATTTAAAGCTATTTTCATAGACAGCTTCGTCCTCGCCCTTGTTATAATCCGCACGACGCTTAGGAGCCTTTCCGAGCTTTCCAGTGAAAGTATGATCTGTAGCTACAGGATGCTGAACCTTTGTTACGATATGCTTATCTTTGAAATCTTTTTCGTCGTCTGCTTTTGGCTGAGAGACCTCTGATATTATTTGACGTAGAGTCTTCATCTTTTAAGCCCTCTTTTGAATGGTTTTACTTTATTATTTATAACTTTTAATGATTCTTCGGCCTCTTGATCATTCTGAGGAGGCTGTTGCTGATTTTCTGGCGGCTGATCTGCTGGTGCTGGAGGTTGTTCATCATCAGGCATACCAACGTCGTACAAGCCTTCGTCAGTTTCTTTCTTGATCTGCTTTTTCATTTCACGTATGTCTTCATCTGACATGAATAGAACGTTTTTGATAACCCATTCTCTTGAGTAGTACTTACCGATCTGTTCCTCGATATCTCTAAGCATCGTTACTTTTTCACGAAGTATTTCCGTCTGCTTGAGTTCTTCGAAGTAGTTATCTTTCATGAAGTCATATCGTATCTTATTCTTTATGTCAGCCCATTCCTCAGGATCGAGAATACCTTTAAGAATGAGTTGCTTTTCTAAGAAGAGATCAAATATACCAGAGAAACGTAGTCTTTGACGGCGAATGAACTTACTAAATTTGAGTTCGTCTCTTGATATCTCGGACACTCTGCCGAAGCTATACATAGTCTCTGGTTCTAAACGTGATATCGGAACTTTAAGGGACTTATAAAGCTTTCTTTGGAAGTACTGAAGGTTTTCGTCACCGCTTAGAGCGGGCGCGGATCCACCAGCAAGAATGTCAACTTCTGTGGAACGCTCGCCGCCACGACGAGGGAACCAGAAGTCTTCAGTCATTGTCATAAACTTACGACCGTCTGTAATGTCACCGCTGTCGGAGTCGTACTGTAGTTTGTTCTTATGGCGAGTCATCATATCGTGTAGATACTGCTCAGCCTTAGCCTTTGGTAACTGACCGACGTCGATATAGAAAATTCTTCTTTCCGGAGCACGGGTAATCGTATAGATAACAGTCGCATCTTCAAGCATACGCAGTTGGTTTAGAGGTTTAATACCAGGATGCAGGTGCGATAGTACAAGCGAATTCGTCTCATTCATGAGACCAGACGTTACACGAGCAACGGAATCTTTTGCGATGCGGTATCCCTGAACCGTCTGACCAGAGTTAACATTGCTCGTTGTTGACTTTGAACCAAAACCAGAATCGGAGTATAGATAGTACTCCTTCTTGATCTTCTTAAGAGGTATACCGGAGTGCGGATCCTTTGACTTCTCGTCCATCTCTTTGACGAGACGAAGCTTACGTGGGTCAATGTAGCGTAGCTCTTTGATGCCAGCTTTCAGATCTTCGTTATCAATAATGATATGATAATTCAATCTTCCATCTACATAGAACTTCTGAAAAATATCATAGCCGTAGTTGGAAAAGTCAAGAAGACGTAGCACCTCTTCAAACTCTTCGACTATGCGATCCTTTACTTTGTCTGGTAGTTCCGTATCGTCAAGAACAATCTCTACCGCGTTCTCGTGGCTGTCAACGTTAATTGCTTCGTTTACGATTTCGTCTACGGCTTGCGCAATCTCAGGCTGCATCACCATTCCACGATACTTGGTGATAAGCTCGCCTTCAGTCTTGGCGTCGCCTTCCATATTAATAGCGATACCATAGGATCCTCCTAGAGAGTTTCCTATGGTGATTGCGCCTTCGTCGTTGTTAGGTTCTACAAAAGAGACAGCTCTTTCTTCTTCGGCTCCGCCGATTTCTCTTTTGATTTCAAATCCAAATACACGCATTATTTCAATCTCCTTGCTTCGCCATTCTTTAGTATCTTATTGATAAAACAATCAGCAGTGCCTAAAGAGGTCGCAGCGTCTTTCATAATATCTATCATGTGGCGGGATTTGATCCCGCCGTGAAATATATCGTTCTGTGATTTACCAAACGGTATTACAAAACAGTCCAATTAGCAATTCCTTTATCAACTATTAAGTAGTGGAAATGCCAGTCGAGCCTTCAACTCTCCACATATCGTATTGGAATGTGACATCAAAGTTTTCAATTTGATCTGTGTTTTCCCAAGCAACCGGTATCGCACCGATACTGATAGGATAAATTCCTTCGAATACATACGTGCGAAGAGGTCTACCATCTTTGCTGTACTGAGTTATGATTGCGTTCGACTTATAAGTCTGTGGTAGAGCTCTCGTATTTGAGTCGTGAGAGTTAATTGCGTTTGACCAAGCTTCCATCGCGTTACGAACAAGGAAGTCCTCGTCGTTGATGATTGTAGCTGTCCAGTCGGCAAACGTTCTATCTCCAGCATACTTTATGAAACGTCCAAAGTATGGTATCTGATATGATCCTGTAGTTGACTCAGGAAGAGCAGCTGCTCTTACCATGAAAGGAACTTTAAAGTCGGCGATAGCATTGATTGGGTTTGTAATTTGGACTTGGAAGAGCGATGGTCTCGCTCCTCCTCCTACTAGTTGTGATTTGAATTCGTTTATATTGAAGGCCATGTTTATACTCCTTTTTCTTTATTTATTAGAGTGGCTGACCAACGATTTCATCGAATTCTACACCGGTTCTAGTCGCAACGAATGTAAGCTCGATCACGTTGATTGAACGCGCTGGCTTAATGAAGATGTTGCCTCTAAAGATGTTACGGTCGATTACGTCTGGTGTATTTACTGTAGCATCAGAGACGACTCTAAAGTCTATGATACCTCTTCTTCCTTGAATGTCACGAAGGAACGGTTCGACCAAGTTCTTGAACTGTGTCTGAGTGAACTCGTCGTTGAAGTCAAAGAGGAACGAAGCAGCCACAGTGGCGATTGCTTTCTCAACAGTGATGAAGAGTCTGCGAACATTGATGCGAGTGAACGCGCTTCCTGTCGCAGTTCCAAGAGCAGTCTTATCACCGAACAGAAGAACACCTTGCCCAACCTGCGCGATGACTGGGTTAATGTCGCTGCCGTAAAGTTGATCTCGCTGTGCTTTGTTTGGATTGAATGCAAGCTTTACGACGTTCTTGATAACACCACGCTTGTATCCAGCCGGAGACTCCCATGACTCGATGCGAGCTGATAGACCTGCAATGTCACCGTTAAGTGGAACCCAACGATATGCATCGTTATACTTATCGTAACGATACTTGTATCCAGTGTCAATCACAAGATAGGATGACGATGTACAGCTATTTCTAAATGCAATCGCGTTGTTCATCTTATCGGTTGGATTTGCTGGTGTTACAACGTTAGCATACGTCGGAGACGCATACACAACGCAGTCTTTACGTGACTCTGCTATGTTCTGTGTTAGATAGTTAGCAAGGTTAGAAC